TGGTGTAGATAATGGAAAAAAATATTGGAATGTGAAAAATAGTTGGTCCAGTTCATGGGGTGAGAAGGGATATGTGCGTATTTTGAGAAGCGATTCTACTAATGATGCTGGTATTTGTGGTATCGCAATGGATCCCAGTTTTATATCTGTTTAAGCAGTGATTATAATATAATTAGTATTAATTATTAGTATTAATTATTAGTATTAATTATTAGTATTAATTATTATTATCAATTTAATAAAAATATTATTAAATTGATTTATTTTTTGGTTATTTTTTTGGATTTTATTGATTTTTATTTTATTGATTTGTTTTGGATTATATTATTCCTCTTTCAAATAATTATACAAGGCATTTTTGATTCGGTTCACATTTGCTACACCATCTGCCGTAAAACTAATATTCATTAATTTAATAACTGCCTTGTTAAATTGATCTGATAATCGGTCATTATCTGATATTTTTTCCTTATTATCTTGCTTCCATTTTGCCAATGCACCAAGGAGCAAATTATGGATTTTTTTCAGAAGTTGAGTTATCTCTGTTGTTTCGGCTTCTCTCCATAAAGAGTTGTTATCTGTCTCTTCTTTTTCACAAATGTAAAAGTGATTGGGTTTATCTTTGAAACATTTGATTGGAAACACGAATTTAGGATCGGGATTGAATAAATTTTTTTCCAAAATATACTGATATGTCTGAAACACTGTATTTTCAAATAAATATTCAAAATCAGCGGTAGAAACCTGGATCGTCATTGTGATCCATTCTAAAAAGCCAATAGTTGCATTGACTGTTGTATTTAGCCTGGTGATGACGTCAAGTTTCTGTTTTTTGCGACTAATATATTGCTGCATTTCTTCCATTTTTGATTCCATCTTCACTTGTTTTATCGCCAACTCTTGAACAATTTTGATTAATTGATCAAGAGTTGGTTTATCGGAAGACTCTTCTTGCTCTACAACCAGTTCAATCTTGGATTTGGATTTGAAGTCGCATAGTATTCGGTGTTTGTCAATGGACGCCTTTCGGCTGTATTCCTTTTTGCAAATAAGGCACTTGTATTTTGCAGAGGAAGAAGAAGAGGAAGAAGAAGAGGAAGAAGAGGAAGAAGAAGAGGAAGAAGATACTGATTCTTTTAACAAATTTAGTGTATCATGAGAAGCGGTCTTCATAGTTATATTTGATTTAATTTAAATATCTATTTTAATATTGATTAAACTGTTTAAATTGTTTTGTAATATTTATAGTTTAAATGGCTATAGTAGATATAAAGCAAATCAATTTTATATAAAATATGAAATTATAACGAATAAATGATAAAAAGGAATATATAATAATAGAGGTATATATATAATGATTACTGAATATAAAAAATATGGCGAATATATTTGTGGAGTACCAAAGGAAATAGTGGCAAACTCGGATTATATGCAAAGAACTGGACGTACCGAGTGCTATCCAGCAAAATTCGTTAAAGAAAAGATTATAGTGCCTGTATACCGTAAACGTGGTGCTTATAATAATATGGCATCTAGTGATCCATCTACACAATATTTCAGGCAGAAACAAATTCAAAACACAGTTCGCGTAAATTCGTCTCTCTATACAATGAATTTAGGTGCATTGAATGTATATCAATCCCCAAACCCTAATAAAGGTGTTAATTGGAATCAAATGAGCGACCGAAGTGTTCCACATGTCCAGCAATTCAGATCAGGATCCAATTCCAGCAGCATTTGGCGAAAAACGGGTCCTGGTGCATTAAGTCCGGGAGGATCAGGAGTGGATGTAAAACATAACTCATATGAACGATATTTAAACAGAATTAAAGGTAAAACACACATTAGACGCGGTATAATTCCTGATAATTTTGGCAATAACCAGATACCATTTAACCGAGCGGCGCCAATATATGGTGGCAAAACATTTAAGACAGGTATTATTGATGACTGCAACTGCCCTACAGAACCTCGTTTAAATGGTAATGTTATGTCAAATAGCGGTATTCAATATGAATTACATAATACATTATTTCTTCCGACTGTACTTAAAGAAGCCGCAATAACTGCGATTTCAACGACACCGGAAATATATAATAGTTATATTAGTGATCCGCTACCTGAATATTTAAGAGACGGTGTAGATACACCAAATATTAAATTTGGGCATTGGTATGTAGCACCATATGCGATTTAAAAAGAATTATTTTTATAAGTTTCTTTAGATTCGGATTATTTTAAGTTTTCTCTCTTTTATTATTTTAAAAAATTATTTGATTTTGTATTTAGATAAAATTAAAATATTTGTAATAACTATATAATATATGCCTCGTTTCAGTATGAATTTGACAAATCCGAATATGTATGCGGCAAGATCTACCATAAGTGCTGCTACTGCTATGCCATCGTATGCTAGCACCGCTCTTAATGCAGCCATGATTGAGCGCATTTACAAGACGAAGCCTGGTTGCAGTTCTTGCGGCAAGAAGGTGTATTAAATAACTTATATTTGACAAAATATATTATGTCTATTTGTCTTTAAGTATTTATTATTTATAATATATTATTTATAATATATTATTTGAAATATATATTATAATATCAAATAATATTAGCAATGTTATCTTCTTTAACAAACAATACCGTACAAAATGTAGGCGGCAGTAGCAGCCGTTCGTCTCATTATAAATCACTATTTGACACCACTGTGTTGCCATATAACAAAACATATAATAATTGTTCAAATACATTATGCTATACGGCGAGCAAGGGGACTTTTATTTATCAACCGCATACCGCTACAGGAATGGTTGGCACTACGGCTTCTGCAAGACGAGCGAGACGAAGGCGAGTCTAATTCCATCTTTTGAAAAAGATGGAGGCAAAACCCTCTGATTAAAATCCATCTTTTTCCATCTTTTTCCATCTTTTTCCATCTTTTGAAAAAGATGGATGCAAAACCCTCTGATTAAATTCCATCTTTTTCCATCTTTTTCCATCTTTTGACAAAGATTGCAACGAAGTAAGAGACAAAACCCTCTGATTAAATTCCATCTTTTGAAAGGTCTGTAACGAAGTAAGATGCAAAACCCTCTTATTAAATTCCATCTTTTTTATGTATAAAATAGTTTGAATTTTATTATTATTTTATTTTTATTAATTAAATAATATTCAATGGACAATTGTAACGACAAATTAAAAGAAAAAAGAGCAAACCAAATGTCTGCCGTTCAAAAGGAGGGATTTGAATTATTTAAGAAGAAAAATGCTGACTATGGCGATGCCTTTGCCAAATATGGCACTGTGGGTGTTATTATGCGAATGGGTGATAAAATACAACGGCTTGTGTCTATTTCTAAAACGGGAATCAATCTGGTTGAAACTGAAACATTGAGAGACACTTTAATTGATTTGCATAACTATTCTGCAATGGCTGTTATGTTGCTGGATGAAACGGATACAAATGATAAAAATGATAATGATAAAAATGATAATGATAAAAATGATAATGATAAAAATGATAATGATAAAAATGATAATGATAAAAATGATAATGATAAAAATGTTAGCGATAAAAAAGAAGGAAGAATTAAAGAAATGATAGATTATATTACATAGATTTGTCTTTATTATTTTATTGTTTTTTATTGATTTATTATTGTTTTCATTTTGTTTTTAGTTTATTCATTGATTTTTAGTAAATGTCTGATGGAACTTCGCCAGTATATGTCTTATCTATCGGCCCTGAATTTAGAACGTGAGCATATATTTCGTTATAATTATGTCTATTTGATAAATGGAGGACGTCTCGTATTTCCGTATACAAACTGATAAACATTAAATAGCGTTTTCCGTGTGCGCATGTGCAGTCTCTGGTATACAAATCTTTCCAAACTTTAACCGGTTCTGTTTTTGGACATGTACATAGTTGATAATCAGACCAATACCAACCATTATATTCTTGACGAAAGTTAAATGTGTTTCTTATACTTGGATTGTCAATATATTCTTCGTCGTAAATGCGTTTAAATTCTGCTGAATTTTGTTCTTTAATGCATTTATAAAGTCGACTTAAAACAAGGTCAGACATATCTCTCTTGAATAATGTGAGTTTACTTGTTTCTAATTTTGGATCTGTTGAAAGACTGATTATCATACGGATTAGTGCATTAGGTAACTTTTTTGTTAGCATGATAATGGAAACATAGTTTGCCTCGGCATTTGTCCTTTTATATTCTGCAAGAGTGATGAATCTTTTGCCGGCTATAAATTCATTTGTATACTGAACTGGATCTGGGTAATATCCTGACATTTTTTATTGATTATAGATTCAGAATTGATTAATAATGATAATAATAAAATATATTTTATTATTATTTTATTCAATTTTTTCCACCTTTTTCTCCGGATAGGGCAAAGCCCTATCCAAAGTAAAGGTCACAAGGCTCGCAGTCCTGCGGCCTGCTTTGGGAGCCAAACACTGACCTCAATATATTTATTGTAATAAAGCCTAATTTAGATTTGATTTATAGAGCCAAAATAAAAAACAGTTTTTATTTTTCTCTTTTTGTTTCTATTTTTCTATTTTTATGTTTTGAATTTGGTTTGTTTAAGTTATTTGTTCATAAGTCGGTTTCCGAAAGGGCAGCCATTATAAACTCTTATTCCGTCTTCAGTAATCCAACTTGTTGTTTGGCGGCGTAATACTGGCATTGCTGGCACATCTTCATCTTCTGTTTCTGATTCTGATGCTGTATCCGTATCTGTTTCCATTCTTAGAGGCGGTAATCTTCTCTGTTGCTTTACTAAGCCTTGTTCTTCTTCATCTTTTTCTTCATCGATGTCCATGGGGATTAAATCAGGTACATTTGTGTCAAATATTTTTATTTTTTTTCGTCTTATAGAGTCTTCATCTCTCGTAACACATGTGTATTTATATCCGGGATTATAAGGTTCAATCTTATGGTTAAAGTGTAAACCCCAAGGGAAAGTATTAATTATTCTATTATTCATATTAGTATTCATATTTATTATGTTTATAATTGTAAAATACTTTTAACATTATTATAAAAAAGTAGTTCAATTTTTTATTAAATTTTTATATTTCGTTTAATTTAATTTATTTTTGTTTTTATTTTGGTAGACTGATAGACTTAGGTAATGAATCATAAAACTGTTGCACTTTTCTATTGATTTTAATTTTGGAGGCATCAAATGAGGCTAAATATAGTCCTTCCAGACTTTTGACGCGCGATAATGCCACATATGTCTGTCCACATTCAAATATATTGGATCCCGCATCTATTTCCGCTACATCTAGGGTCGCACCCTGAGACTTGTGTATTGTTAGAGCCCACGCCAATATTAGTGGGATCTGTGAAACTCCTATGCCCGGAATATTATCACTTGTCCAAATATGTGGCATCATTACCATCTCATACATCTTATTGGACAAATTGTATTTCACCACTGGAAACCCGTTTGTCTCGGAAATGCGCGTAATAATGCCTTGACTGCCATTGCAAATCATTTGCCCATTATCCAACTCTATATTGACAATACACATCACCTGGGCACCGACTTTTATTGAAACGGTTTCATCACATCGCAAATTGTTTTTTAAATACATTAATTCGGTTTCTATTTGCTCCTTTGTAAACTGCTGCCGCATTATTCTCTCTTTTGCCGTCATCTCCAGATCCGCATGAAACTTTAATTTGAAATCTATTGATTCGGCTTCTAACTGACTCATCTCTGACGCATTAATGCTGTCCACCTTGTTTCTGGTTGGAAACAACTTGGTTGGGCGTATCGGCAGGTCATCTGGAATGGGGGTATCAACCTTTTGCATTAATAAATCGTTTGAAGAACGACGTAATCTGCCTTCGCGAATTTGATTCAGAATTTTCTGGTAAATGGGGTCGGATTGCCGAAATATTTTGGTTAATTGCACATGATTTTCTGGTGCGAATGTTTCAGCCCATAATAACGATTCAAAACAGAAATTAAGTGTTTCTGGCTCGTCTTTGGTGCCGACAGGTGGTAACTGATAAAAGTCGCCGGAGAAAATTAGTTGAATGCCGCCGAATGGTCTTGAATTTTGCCGGATGGATTTGCCAATGGTATCTAACAGTTCAAATAATTTTTGAGACATCATAGAGACCTCATCTACGACTAATATGTCGGTTGTCGTCCAATTGGATCTGGCGAATCGGTTTTTTTTAATTTTTGTGATGAGTTGGTCGGCGGACATAGTGCCGATACCGATGGCGGCCCATGAATGCAGTGTTTTCGCTTTACAATCTAATAAGACAGCAGCACATCCAGTTAGAGCACAGACCTGAATATTATAGCCTTTTCTGGCGGCATCTTTTTGTATGTGTTTTATTAGTGCGGTTTTACCAGTACCTCCAGGACCAGTAATAAATATATTTTCTCTTTGAATATATTTATTTTGCGCAATTATTTGTTCATCAGAGAATTGCATTTTATAGTTTATTGATTTATAATGGTTAATTAGTATGTTGAATTTCCTTTATAATGTTTTAATAATTCAATTTTATTAGATGGGTTTGTATTATTTATGAAAATTTCAAATATTGTATATAAGAACCAGTGTTGTTGGTAAAACTAAAAGAACCTGAAGATGCTGTTGCCCGAATAATACCATAATATGTTGATCCTGTAGTTTCAATAAATATAGAACTGAAATAGGTTGAATATGGTGTAGTTATTGTACCAGTCGACTTTGAAAAAAAATTACCAACTCCAGTGAACCCAGTTCCTGAAAAAGAAGTAGATCCTTGAGAAATTCCACATGAAGAATAAGTAATTGTTGCGGCTGAACTAGTGTTGGGGATCAGTTCAGAGTATCCTGTTATAAAATATATTCCTGCATCCAAATAAAATCCTACTGGATTTGTTCTGTTTCCTGATAACATATTATTAGAAGTCCCACTGTTAAAAGTGATTGTTGGCGGTGTAATGCCAAAAATTTTGGCTACAGTTGGGGAAGTTATATAGTTTTGGCTTTTAACCCAACTAGTTGTTGCTACATTATTTGTATTATCACTTGACACAGGACCATTTGTTATAGTAGGGGGTGACGAAAAAACAGCAGTATTACTATTTATTGTTCCAGATGCAGTTACATTTTGTGAAAACACATTTTGATTCTGGAATGTGACTCCACCAATGTTGCCGCTTGTTGCACCTGAAATAAATCCTAATGCAGTTACATTTTGAAATATATTATCACTAGTCCAAGTATTATAACTGCTTAAAATTGCAGCGTCTCCTGCAGGACCTTTTTCACCTGCAGGACCTTTATCACCTGTAGGACCTTTTTCACCAGTTGGTCCAGTATATCCTCTAGATCCAGTTTCACCAGTGACTCCATTTAATCCAGCGGCACCAGCAGGACCAGTTGGTCCAGTATATCCTCTAGATCCAGTTTCACCAGTGACTCCATTTA